CGGCGATTTTGTGTCGCCTCGTGATCGGAACACGATATAATAATAAAGACCATTTTCTGTTGGACAGAGGGAGGTCAAAAATCATAGAACGTAGCTCGGAGATAAGCAACTTACCTCTCAAGTGCAAGCACAGCGCCCATGTATTTCAATGGCAAAGCAGCTGCATTCTAAGTGCCTTCAACAAGGACTTCACAAGCCAAAGAGCACACACGCTCTCCTCTTGTGCCCACACTCCTACAATTAACCAACGGTCTCAAGATCCCACATATACCTACTGTCGAAGCAAACGCTGGCGCGCCCGTACATTTAAACGGCAAAGTGACAGTGGGTACCTAGCAGGTTCTCTACACGGAAGGAAAGAACATTCTCAGAGTGGACAACAACTATTTTTATTGGTGTTTGGGTTTTCGTTTTGACAGTCCTATGGACTGGACAATTTTTAAATCGGTGGCGTGTCAAGGCCAAAGGCACAGTATGCGACTATACAAGGTGGAATTTCAACACCAGCCGTGCCATAATAAATGACACGGATTTGATATATACAACAGAGGTCTAGAGACATGGTATAGAACATATGACGATAAAATGGTAGAAAACAGGGAGGTTACAACTTCGCGCACACACCGATAGAACACTTGGCACCAAGACCAAGGGCCTTACTGATAGCATTGAAATGTTCAGTAAGACTCTGGAGTTCTTTGTACCAAGCTACGTGTTCAGCATTGTCAACGTCCATAAAAACATGCTTGGTGGCCGCTAAGTCAGCAAGAGTTTTGACATCAAGAATACACCTTGTAGGGGCATCGGGCCCCGGGTTGAGTTCGATACCAACCAAACGGGGAGCTGGGGTCACACGAACGTAATCTTCGTCAACCTGTTTTCGTTCGTAAGAGCTCTGAGAAGAGCTAGAACTCTCAAGAAGACGTGCGTAACGCTCTTCCATGAGAGAGAGACGGACATCGATGGTGTCCTCTCTTTTCTGGATTGCTTCAATGGCTTTCATGTCCCCGGTGGAACCATAGTTCAAATGAACCTGAGTGACAGTGATATCAACTATGGCAGCAGTTGTAGGTAAAGTACCTGCGACACCATAAGTGATAGATGCACCCGACCCCGTCACATTAACACACACCGCCAGTCCACAATTTGTGACTGAAGCGGTGCTGCCTTGGGGCATAGTAAGACCGGTAGTAGTGCCATTCAAGAAGTAATTGATGGCAGTACAGTTTGCTAGAGTAAGCAAAGGATATACCACGGTAGCAGATGAAGATCCGTACCAGGAAGCTTGTATTATGTAATCACCTTCAATTACTTCTGAAGGAAACGTAATAGAAGTTCCGGTGACAGTCATACCTATACCATCAGCAAGTTTAGTGATGGTAGCACCAAGTGGATTGGTGCCGGCTGTCACTGTAGCTCCATAGAAGTGCGATTGGGGCGCAACATATCCTTGGCTAGCTACATTCTTCGGCTTGAATAACTCAACGTCGTATGAAACCCACAGCTCCCCGATAGATGTCGTCGATGACGCATTACCAGTGGTAGCTATGTAGAAGTTTCCCAAATCATACAGGCGGAGATCACCAACAGTTGCAGGCGCCGTACGCGTGTACAGCTGCGCTAACGGATTTTCGGCCGGAGCGCACTCAACTGGATGGACAAAACTATCACATGGACGAGCATCGCATGCAGCGTCGTAATTGTTCATGTCCTGCTTAGTAAGGAAAGCCGGCTTGAGGGCATTGTATTGAGTTGCCATCATAACCGACCCCATGCCCGGGGTAGTACTGTAATCAGTCGCAAGAGTAACATATTCAAACACTAAACCGTGGAATTTGTATTCTTCGAAATTTTCAGCAATAGCCGAGAGCCATGGAAAAGTAGTCGCAACGGCAGCATTGATGCTAAATTGTTGAGCAACAAATGACGTGGTACCAACTATATCGGTAATATATTCTCGACGTGCGAGACGCGTCCTCGTGGACGCGCCAAACATGAGATTGGTAGCTACTCCAGAATGGTTTCCTACCAAGGAGTTCGAGCTAACCGTATAAGCTCCGCTACCCGATATCCTTGTAGGACGGGAAGCGATAGCTCCAGACGAAAGACCCGTATACGGCCTCGATGGACGAGGAGGTATTGGGGGGGGTTTTATTTGCCCCATTTTCGGCCGATTACCAGAAATGCGATCCCAGAGAAAGTCACCACCGAGATCACCTAGTTTGCCACCAAGTTCGCTTTGGCCAATAATTCCGCCAAGAGCGCTGCCAATGAGTTTCCCAAAGAAACCCTTCTTTCCTACCTTCTTCCTTCCAGACTTGATGCCAACAGAACTTGACCCAGCTACTTTGCCTGCAATCTTCTTGATGTCCTTCTTGACAATCTTCTTGATCTTAGACTTAGGTCCGGGATTAGGTTCAATGTCATGCATCAAACGTAGGTGCGGGATCCATGCGGCATTCACCGGATGGAGCCCGTCTAGTGTGATTCCATCGAGTTCTACTTGAATGTCGTGGAAGTCCCGCCCACTGGAATGGGCCTCTTGGTATTCGAGATCTCTCCAGAAACTCTCTATCAGAGTCTCAACCTCAATGGGTACGTGGCTGTCACACATATCGCAGTCACAGTGGAGATCGGTAGATGGTGCAATAGGTACACCAACGTCTACCATGCCAACATCAACATCCAATCCTGCCAACCACCGTTGGTATTCATCCTCCACCGCTGGAGGGGAAAAAGAAAAAGGAGTGATGGAAGCATCATTGTAACTTAGAGCGGTTCCTTCCCACGGGTCAAATTGGGGAACAAAACCGGGAGAACTAGTTACTTCGTTCTCAAATTGTGAATAAGGGTAAACACCCATATTGCCTAAAGCTAAGTGGCTGACGTGCAACACCACCCAACAATGACAAAGCGAAAAGAGATATTCAGAGAATAGTAGATGTTCTAAACAATAATCAAGGCAAGATCTTCTTTAAAACTTCATGCCCGTGGTGCACCACGGGGTCTTTTCGCACCTGTTCCCTCATATAACAAATGCATATTTTCATTTCCTAGCCATACTGTATCTACCCAAATAGATATCAGCCGCACTGCCACGCACGGTCAAATGGTTAATGGTTTTAGCGGTTTCATTGTCATGGCTACACACGAATCTCAGACCCAAGGGTAAAAGAAGTGCCAGCACGAATGCTGGTAGCCGCCAGCATTCCGTAGAATCTGGCCGTACCGTCCATGTATACCGCATGCCCGAAGGAACGCAGTACACATGCAGCGAGGCATTGAGACAATAGTACCACAGTGGTGCACCCTATGGCAGTAGAGTGCACCTTGCAAATGTTTCCAGGCGTTGGGACCTGAACCGTATTTACAGGGTCGGTTGTTTTGTGCTCTCTTCTCTGCCAAGAAGAAAGTCTTTTAGAATCTAGGGCGGTATTTCAATTCGGTCTTGTTGATTCCTGGTTTCAAATAACCAAACGAAGTCAATCCCCGAAGCCCAGAAGGATCTGTTTTCACAGATATCTTCACCTTCATGGAATTTTTAACTGGGCTGCTAACACCACACGGAGGTGGGAAAGACTTACATTCCTCAGGAGCAAATTCCTTAAACTCACGTTTTGATAATTCCGTGGTACTCAAACCAGTATCCGGCATGTCATAGGTTTCTATTTCCCCATCGACCATGAGAGCATAACGCATAGGCTCAAAATCCACGACTGCTGGCAAAGTTTTTACGCCCTGTAAAAGCGCCACATACTGAGATTCTTCTTCACGGCCTATGTTATACAGCATCTTGGTCATGAAGTAAGTGCGATCATCCGGTTTATACAACGCAGTAGAATGTATATTATACTTCCTATTGCGCTTCATATCTGCCGTCTCAAATGCCTTAACCTCCTTGGGTATCAACTCAGACACCCTCGAAAACAGAGGACCCAGGCACGGGACAGCAGAACAATCTACCAGACGCCCCCGTGCGTCGCCTTTGACAATGCGACGCATATCAAGTTTAGGCGGGGGATTTGCATAGTAAAATGCTTTTCCAATAACGCGCCCCAACTTGGGCGCGAGAACTGTCACCTGTTTTCCCTCCATGTCAACACATGGATAAAACCGTGACGAACAGAAAGTGGCCCTATATCTAGCCTCGTCCCCAAAATGAAAGACGGGCTTATAAATGAGTCCCAACTCAAGCAGCATAGCTGCCGGATCAAAATTTTGTAACCACAAAGAGGGCAAGACGACAAGATTGTCATCCCCCAGCAACAAAGCCAGTACAATATCTAAAATCTTCTGTAAACTATCGTCATCGTCAGTATACAACCCAATAGCAATCAAATGCTGATGTATACAATAAGACAATAGCAGTCCTTGGATTGTTGTGTTATCACACGAGGTGTTTTGATCACCACTGTGTCTCGTACCGTCGACTTCATATGTAATGCCGTACGGTGCCCGGCCCCGGGTCCAGATCTGGGTGTACAAAAATTCACACAGTTCTGGCCCAGCACCGAATTTAACATGCAACGAAATCATAAGCTGAAGGAGTAGTTTATGAATGGTAGTATCAAAACTAGAAAAATCCCCTTCAAGTATAGCATAGTCTCCTATGCGCTGGATAGCACTCTCAAACGCATCACCTAGGGTCTTGGCATCAATGCCGTTGGCATATACCAACCCAGAGTGTTTGAACACGTCCCATGCTTTCTTGAGACGCGCTGAGTATGCCATAAAGTATGGGCCGGTCTGCACATTTGCATGCGCTCCCTGTCCCTGGATGCATCTGGGCTTATAATCAGTAACCCCTTCCTCATCACTCTTTGACACACATTCAGCCTTTAAGAATGTCTTACGAACCAACTGATCAAAAACCCTATAGTCGCCGGTTTTTACTTGCTCCCAGGCTAGTGCCTGCTGGGCACGTTGTGCCTCTGGGAACCTAGAGTTCCAGGAAGTAAAATCCCACGCGACCACTTTCTCTTCCAAGAGAGTAGGGAATAAGACTTGGATGTGATCGTGAACCCATTGTTCAAATTTTGAAAATTGAGCGGGCTTAAAGTCCTCAGAATGGTATGGCTGGGGCTTTAAAGCACGCTGCTTCAAACAAGAGGCGGTAGCGCGTGCACTGTTTTCTGACAGGACGGGCATACCATACGTACTTGTTATCCCGTGCACACTTATACGTGCATGATCATTACGTTCAGTAATATCCGGGACCTTGATCTTGGCAGACTTATCAATTTCGAGTCTCTCCAAGTCGGCTAAAGACATCTTACACTTCGTTCCTGGTAGTGTTGTGTCTGACGGCAAATAAACCGTCCTGGTAGGGCCTTTGTAAGAGGACCTATTTAGCCTATACTGCTCATGTATATCAGGAGTGATGACGTGAGCATCCGCCACCGCTTTGTAGGCCAGTCCAGCTACAGCAGCTATGGGACCGGCGACATATGCCATTGTTCCAACTACAGGACCTATGACGGGTAGAAGACTGGCTCCTGCCGCAGCAGTACCAGCAATAGCAGCAGATACTAACACAGCTGCAGCTATTTTCTTCCAATTCCACACAGCACGAAATTTGAATTTCAGTGCGTCTGTGTGAACCTCTATCACAGGCAAGAGTGGTTTGATTACTCCGTGCAATACACTGGTTTCGAAACCAATGTGCTTGACGAAGCCCAAGCATGACGCAGCCATAAGCGTACTTGACAACATATGTGGAGGCAAGTTAATCGCTTTCACTTTATGTCTCATGTACCCCAACAACAGTCCAAAGTTGTCAGGTGTGCGTGCTCGGCCAGCTATGTACAGCGCAGCCTCAGAAATCAGGGACTTAGGCGCGTACATCGTGACGTTATTAGTGGACTTGTATACAAGGACCCATGGTCCGAGTGAATACAAACTAACGTCGGGTAGTTGAAATATTTCTCCAGCTACCTGCATTTTCCCTTGCTCGGACAAGGGTCCAGTCATCACCTTACCATAGTATGCAGTGTCTTCCAAACAAGGAAGCAACTCCGTCGAAACCGGCGGATCGATCTTGCACACAGTGGTAGTATAGGTGAAGCAGTACACAGCTGAATCAGTAAATTCAGATACCTTGGTCCAAACAAGGGTATGTCCACCACGACGGTGGGCCCCGTTCTTCATCCACCCCAATGATCCATGTGTATAGGCAGCCGAGTTGCCTCGGACACTCATAGACACAGTTTCATGGGTGGTATACTGGTAAGTTGCTTCACCACAAGCAAACGAGCCATAAGCATCGTTAAACTCGTGTATAACAGCCACCAGTATACCCGTGGTTGAACTGACGCATAGATCTAAAATGTCGTCAGGTTCCAAATAGTACAAAGAGTGTACGGACAAGTGAGCTATGGGGCTTAGACACACATCACACTGAGGTTGCAACGCGTTGCAACAACAGGTGTTGGGAAGTCCTGTATAGTTCAAATTCCTAATTACATCAGCGGTTGACAACGTGGGGTTGCAACTATGGATGAACTTACGTCCACGCTTCAGATGATGTATGGGGTTACCCCCTATATCGATAATCTTCTTCGAGATTCCAGGATGGTGCTTTATTTTCTTAAGTAGCACCATAAGATACCGATATGCGCCCTGCTCGGCGCGATCCCTATCCATCGCCAGCAATGGATGCTGGTGAGACCGAACTGCACAATCTCGCGGGAACAGTATTTGGAGATGTGGAGCCTTATTTTTCATATAGGCAAGTTCGGTTTTGGTCAAATGAGAGGTACACAACCACGTTTCACTACGTTGGGTCGTGCCCTCGTTGATGAGTAGTCCAGCAGTCAATTGTCGCTCGTTTTCAGCGAGAATTTGTTCGAACTGTATGTCCGAGGCGGCCTGAGCCGCTCTAACCAACTGTTGGTCATCCATATGAGGGTCAACTGTAATATTAACAGAGTCCAAAAACTTACGTGCTTTACTGACCGCGGACTTGAAAATATCAGCCAGCCTTACTGCTTCCGCAGCTGCTGCTTCTTTTCCAATCTTAGGGTCTTTGCACTCAGTCTCAGAACTCTCATTTTTTACAGAGACAGTGTGGTCTTCTGGTGGCTTTCCCACGGATTTTTTAGGTCCGGCGACTTTGGCTTTAGCCGCATGGTTCTTCTTAATACGCTCAAGAAGTGCTATTGCTGCAGCTTTGTCCTCGTCGTTCCCAGCATGGAGGTATTGACATTTTCCCCCATGTTTACATGAGCCTTTGGCCCATGCGACACACACCCCACGGTTTTTCCCCGCTTTCGCAGTTACAACCCTGGGTTTTCCTCTTTGCCGCTTTTCCTCACGGCCTCCTGACCCTTCCTCAACAGGAAGGGCCGCATAGTGATTTTTGTGAACAATATCGGTCATGTTAGATCTTTTGGGAGTTATAAGAAACAAAAGTATTCTAAAATATTATTCTAGCTAATCGGGCTATCTCGTAATAGTGGGGCAAGCTTTCGTGCTTGCAACGGGGCTACAACTTGTGTAGCAATCTATCTCGG